AACTACCAAATCGACTCAAGCGCAATCTACAGCTTCCAATAAATATTCAGGAATAAACAGATTTTCCATTTAACAGAATGTAAATGAAAACTTAAAATTCAAGTCTTGAATATTTTCTATTACTTCAAGCTGAAAAATATGATAGTCCATAAAAGACTATTCAAATCCATAAAAGACTAGATGATAGAATTCTAAAGTATGTTCATGTAATCCATAAAAGACTAAACAATTTTAAGATTCCAACGTGGATGTAGGTGTAGGATTCTGACTAGAGCTTTCTGTTTTTTTATTTTTTTTCCAATAATAATAACCTAAACTTCCGAAAACAGCGAGGATAATAACAATACCTAATATACCATAAGCGGTTTTGTAAGCCGAATAATTAAAATATCGATCTAGAAATGAAATATCTCCTGATTCGCCGTCAGAAGGTGGGGGTTGAACGATAGGTGGAGTAGTTCCTGTGAAGGGTTTGTTTGTGATTCTTTCTTCGATGACGGCTCCGATACTATTATCGCCTGTTATTTTACATTGTTGTTCGACATCTCCTTTGTTAATCGAGATATCTCTACCTGCACTAAAAGTTTGAGCGCATAAAACTACATTTACTGAAGGAGGACGAGGATAGTCAATATAATATTGATTCAAAAAACTGTCAGGATACGATGTGATCGTTTGACAACCCTTTTCAGTGTGTTGACAAACCGTAGTAAATGCGTTATACGCGGATGATCCTTTTCTTGCGTCAATCATAGCTTTGGGTAAAAGGCGTGCTGCGCATATATCGCCATTAACAGGAAGACAAGAACAAGTAGGATCAAGATCACTGGTTTTCACACAATAATCATGAAAAAGATTCATAGCATCATCTTTTCGAATTTTATAATAATTTTTATAATCCTCTGTATGAAAAAAGTTAAATAACAAATAACAATATGTCCCTGGATCAATAGGTGTGCTACTATTTTGAGCTTCTTGTTGAGTAATGACAACTTTATATAAAATCCATAGTAAATTGGGAGAAAAGACTATATTATAAGGATTTTTATTCTCATCTATACGTTTGTCAGGATCGACTTTATTAGCTGGATTATTAAAAATCATAGGCTTATTTGTAGCCATTGGATTTATATAATTTACCAAAAGTAGTTTTTCTGGGGTTTCAACAGCCACATTTCCATAAGCATCAAAGTATAATTGATAATTTAGATTAAAGATATTATTTGCTTCGGTAGAATTAAAGGTATGTATTCGAAGAAATTTGTCTTGAAGTTTAGTATTCAACTGATACTTGTTTACGAAAATATTAGTAGAGGTCATTTATTTTACCATTGAAATTGTAAAATAAACTTGATAGATCATCCAGTAAAAAATTTGTAAATCCAGTAAAAAGTAATGAATACCAAAAATGTAGTCAAACAGATAAACGTGATACATGTGTAAAAAGCAGTTTTATATTTACCTCCGTAGTCATCATCATAATTATATTCTACGTTGTCAATAGGACATAGTTTTTTATTATCGGCGACTGGAATCAATGGATCATCTAAACAAGATTTAAGTTTTGCTTCGGCTGCTTTTACTTTTTCTATGTATTGTTTATCATACTGTTCTTTAGTAAAACTTTGCATAGCTTTATACGATGCATATATACCCAGACTACCAATAATTAATCCAATAAGAACAATTGCAACTTTTCCAAACCCTCCACTTTTACCCGATACATTTGTTGTTCCACCGCTACCTCCAGTTCCTGCGACAACTATTGTTCCACCGCCACCACCGCCTTTTTTCAAAAAGATGACTGCGACGATTGCAGCTGCGATAACAAACACAATCGACGTCGCTCCGAATTGACTTTCTCGTGCTGCTTTTGTCATTTTAGCTATACCATCACCAGCTTGTGTTCCGAGTGTATCTGCACCTAAATTTTCGGCTTTTTGTTTAATTTGAGTTTGTGTTTCAGATAGATTTTCAGTGAAACTTTCTAAAGCAGCAGAAACAGCGGTTGAAAGGAATACTTGAGCGGTTACATCTGCAAGAAGTTCCTGATTAGCTTCAAATTTGGCTTTGAATATGATATCTCGACCTGCTTTAATTTTGATTATGTTTTGAGTATCTGTATTTATGCTGATATCTCTAACAGTATCATTTACCACTTGATTAAAATCGACTTGTTCGACATTGGTTCTTGCTTGACTTACAGCTTTAGATCCTTGTGGAGTAGCCGAAATGCCTGATTTCGAGTCTTGTATTTGATCAAGTATATTCTTGGTTTGTGTTTTTACCTCATTAAGCATTGTATTTTTAGTAGATTGGTCTAATCTTGTGAGTTGGATAACTTTTACTTGTGCTTTTTGAGTTAATTTGATTTCAGCTTCTGATATAAAATCTCTTCCTGCTTCAATTACAATGGTATTTACGGTTTTAGTGCTCACATTTACATTGTTAGTGTCTTTAGTGATAAAACAGGAGATTTTTTTGGCTGATGCTGCAAATTCCGTAGAGGCAATAGCCAATTGTTCGCAACCGATTGTATTTATAAGTGAATCACTATAACTTTGTTTAAAGTTGACCCCTGCATCTGCAATAGGTGTATTTACATATCCAGAACCAGCTATACTGAACTGCTGAATATCAGAAGACGTTGCACATGCGGTTGCTCCCAATGCGGTTGCAATCTGAGCAGCGGCATTTGTAGTTTGTTCTTTACTAGGTTCAGGTAAATTATTACAACTCATTTTGTTTAAATAATTAATTTTTAAAAATATTAAGTTTTCATAATAAATCGCAAGACATAGTATGGGGGCATATTGTTGTGGGGTTGAGAACCACCAGTAGAGTTGGTTGTAAAAGTATGGGTGTGTTCGTCTCTGTCGTCGGCAATACGGGTGGTTGCACCACATACGGTACCGTAAGATACTTTACCAAATCCTCCTTCCTGTGTTTTTCCAGTATGTGTATGACTAGGCATCTCGGATATACTTAATGGAATATCATATTTTCCTCCTGTATTACCAATTTTGTTTGCGAGCGAATTTGATGAATTATTAAATGCGAGAGGGATTCTTCCTCGAAGATTAGGAGTTCCGTTTTCTCCATTACATTCTACCCAACCCGAAGGAATAATTTCACCAGAAAACATGATTATGGTTTTAGGAGGAATATATATATTGTTTATTTCTAAGGATGCTAAAAGTCCATCACGGTCTGACATAATAGCATGTGTAGGAATATAATTTTCAGAAGCTGACCGTAAAATAGTAGGAAGAAGATCTGTTTTTGATGAAGATGAATAAGGTATGAAAAATAAGCTTATAATATAAGATATAAACAAAAATATGAGTATAATAGAGACTAATTTTGCATTCATTTATTTATCTCTATTATAATTTTATGATAAATTTCAAAACATAATACGGAGGCATATTGTTGTGTGCTACACCTGGTGTTCCAACACTTGAACCAAGTGTTGATCCTGTAGGATCAGTTGTAAAAGCGTGAGCATGTGAACCACCACTTTGTGGAAATTTTCCTGCTCCGTTATCTGCACATTTATCTACTGCTCCCCATCCTGCTGGGTCAGTTGTTCCAGTGTGCGAATGACTAGGCATTTCATTTATGGTTAGAGAATGTGTTTCTGAACCACCAGTGGTGTTTGGTAAAAAGACGGATCTAGTGCCATCTACAGAGGAACCAGCTCCGAGTGGAAATCGACCACGAAGATCAGGTGTTCCAAATTCTCCATTACACTCTTGCCACCCAGCTGGAATTTGATTACTGTTCCACATAATGATCGAACCTTTAGGAAAACCATAATTCCGCGATGTTCCTGATATGATATCTCCCCTTTGATTCGAAAGTAATAATGAGTTTATTGGATACATTTGATTTATTACTTTCTATAATTTTATGATAAATTTTAAAACATAGTATGGGGGCATATTTTCATGAGATTGATTTCCTCCAGTTGGATTTGTAGTAAATGTATGTGAATGTGAATTAAACCCTTGACCACAATTTGAACAATTAGCTCCGCTATCATTTCCAGATACTCTATACCAGATATCTGTACCATAACCTCCTCCATTTGTAGTTCCTGTGTGAGTATGACTTGGGATATATTTAGGATCGTTTAAGGTGACTCTTTCTTCACCGCCTGTTTTGCCTATAGAATTTGCGGTCGCTACTTGAGAATTATTAAAGGCCAATGGGAATCTTCCCCGAAGATCTGGAGTGCCGTTTTGACCGTTGCATTCAGCCCAACCTGATGGAATGGCTTCGTTGAACCACATTACAATCGTATTAGGTGGAATATAATATTTATCAAAAGCTTGAAAGGTAGCGTTTCCGCTATAATCCGAAAATAGAATTTTATCTGGTTTGTAATTAGTCAATGTTGTAAAACCGTCTTTAGAAGTAGAGATTGGTTTTCTTGCTAAATATTGAGTAGATATCATCGATAGAATCATTAATCCAAACAATGAGAGTAAAATCCATTTCAGGCTTTGATTATTATTTATATTCAAGGGGTAAAACATTTATTTACTTTTTTAAAATTTTATTTCTTTCATCCATCCAGCTCGAATAATCATCCCCGAACTGTGTGGAACCGTATAGATTTCGAACATTTACACCTCCAAAGAAATCTTTATTTTCCAATCGAATACCCAAATCTTTGATTTTTTTACGCAACTCTGAATCTTTAGAGTCGTATGTCTTTTTAGCGTCTTGATTTTCGGGTAATCCAAGTGTTTGATGAATGGCTCGAGTCCATATTCCAGGACCTGTATGATGATGCACAAAGTGTTCGTTCTTTGTATCAATACCTTTTTCGGCTTCTTCGACAATCATTTCGATGACCTTTTTCAGTATAGGATGTTTGGGTTCGGATAGAATTGTCCATTGACAAAAGTGTTTATCGTTTTCTAAAGCGATAATGATTCGATCTTCATCTTTAATTTTCCAGTCCTTGATTGGTTTTATCACTACAGAGTCAATGTCGCTATAAATTCCACCATGAACATAAAGAATACAATATCTCCACATATCTGCTTTCATTACTCCCAATGGCATTCGATTGAAAATTTGAACGATTCTAGGGCTAAAATTATCTTTCATGAAAGTTTGAATTTGATTGTCATCCATAAACTTGTAATGATAATTTTTTTGTTGAATCCAACTTGATTGACACTTTTTAGCTTGATCGGGTAGATTCATTGTTTTATAAGTTTGCCAAATATTCAGCGGAATATAGTCCGAACGTTGATCAGACTGATATTCAAATAGATATCTTGAAATTACAAATAAAATGATTATTATTGAGATGATATAATAGTGCAACATAAGTTTATTTATACACAATAATAATCTTACAAAATGACTGAACCGATTTGTCCGATATGCGTAGAAAAATATAATCGAACAACTCATTTCAAGATTGAGTGTTCCTATTGTAATTATTCAGCTTGTCGTGAGTGTTATGAAACGTATTTACTTCAAAATCCCATATCCAAATGTATGAATTGTAGTAAGGAAATGACACGTGAAACGATTGTTTTGCAATTTACCAAAAAATTCGTATCCACCAAGTATAAAACGCATCGAGAAAACTGTCTTTTCGAGCAAGAAAAGGCAATGCTTCCTGCTACTCAACCCATTGTCGAACAAATCATTGAAAACGAAAAGATAAAAAATGAAATTACAAAAATTCGAATAGAAATTTCAAATCTTTACAAGAAAATTAATGACTACGAAGACATATTGCATAGAAATAACCGTTCAAAACAGGTTGAACGTAAAAGTTTTGTTCGCAAATGCCCGAATTCCGAGTGTAGAGGATTTCTGTCTATGCAGTGGAAATGCAATTTATGTAATCGTAAAACGTGTAAAGAATGCAATGAGTGTATGGCTGAAGATGATGAACATAAATGCGATCCAAACAACGTCGAAACTGCAAAATTATTAGCAAAGGATTCAAAAACTTGTCCCAAATGCGGAGAAATGATTTTTAAAATCGATGGATGCTTTGCGGAAGACACTCTTATTTTATTGTGGGATGGGACAGTAAAGTATTCACAGGATATTCGACTAGGAGATATACTCATTGGAGATGATGGAAATCCTCGACGTGTGCTCCAGTTGTGCACTGGAGTAGATGAATTATATCGAGTCGATCAAAGTAATGGAATGAGTTATACAGTGAATAGCAAACATACTCTAGTATTGAAAGCTGGAGATGATGTTGTGAATATTATGGTAGATGAATATTTAAAACTACCAGACGAACTCGTCAAAGTTCTAAAAGGGTTTAAACGTTTTAAACAAAGTGATACCAGTAGTAAGATTACTGTGCAATCGGTTGGAAAAGGAAGATATTATGGGTGGCTCGTTGATGATAATCACAGATTCCTATTGAGTGATTTTACAGTAGTTCGAAATTGTGATCAGATGTACTGCACACAATGTCATACTCCTTTTAGTTGGAAAACAGGTAAAGTCGAGACTGGAACCGTTCATAATCCTCATTATTTTGAGTGGCTTCAGAGAAGAAATTTAGAAGACAATCAGATTCAACAAGATATGATACCACGTTGTGGTAGGGAGATTGATAATTTCTTTGTTCGTGAAATGGCTCGTCATCCTATTTTAGTGTTTTCTCCTCAAATCATCAGTATGTGTAGAAATCTAATCCATTTTCGAGAAATGATTCTTCCTAATTATGAAACTCATCGATTCAACGATAATCAAGATTTAAGAGTTTCATTTCTAAGAAATCATATTGACGAAAATTATTTTCGAACTACACTTCAGAAAAGGGAAAAGGCTCGACAGAAAAAAGAAGATTATTACAGACTATTTGCGATGATGATTCAATGTATTACTGAAATTATCTATCGTTATAGAGAATATGTAAATACTCGAAATAACCCCGAATTTATCGCTCAATTAGATGGAAGATATGATAAAATTTTCTTAGATGAAATCGAAAACCTTGTCAAATATGTTAATGAATGTCTTGCCAATATTTCAAGAACATATTCCTGTCAAAGATACACGGTATCGAGTCGAGATTTATCCTTACTAAGATACTAATCTAAGGTAAACAAGTATAAACACTGGTTTAATTCAGCAACCATCTCATCCCGAATATTTAATAAATCACCTTTTAATTTTAATTTTTCCAATTTGACTTTAAATTTATTCACAAAAGGAATGACAGTCTTGTCGTTTAAGTTTAATATCGAATAACTTTTTTTAGAACCATCGTGGCTAAACATTTTACTTCTACTATATTTTCCAATATATACTTCAACAAACTCATCAATCAACTCTTGTATTTTTTCAAAGCATTCATCAGATGCTTTGTGACGAGGATACGAGTTGGTTTTCCAATGGTATATTTTCATGTTCACTAGAAAATTCATGAAATCTTGAATCAGATGCATTTATTTCATGATTTAAAAATTTAGAGTTTGAATCTTTTTTTGTAATCGGCTATACTCTGTTTTAGCGTGGGTTTGTTCCATAACACCCACCTCGATAGTGACCCCGCAGTATCAGGTCTTGACCAGTCTTCTCGTTTACGATGTCGTTCGATATATCTACGTTTCCTTTCGGGATCGAGATGACGTTCTTTTCCAACTCCACCATAATTTTGATAACCTTTCGCACCAAAATGAACTTGTTTTCTTCTACCATCTGGAGAACAAAAAGTAGCGACCAACTTTTTGTCTTTTCTAGGGCTTTTTTTGATACTAACTAGGGATAATTTTTTTTTAGGCGAACAACGCATTTATTAATCAATAGAATAAATGGTTAAAAATATATTTCGAATCATGAGTAGCGTTAAACAGAAAACAGGGTCATCGTCAGATATGTATATTGTTGAAAATAAATATACAGGGAATGAATCTTTTTTAAAATTAGCAGTCAAAAAAACAGATCAAGGAGAGACTCCTGAATATTATCATCTTTTTGAGAATGAAAAAAGGGTGTATAAATATTTAAAAAAGGAGTTGATCGACAAGTATCACGTGCGTAATATTTTACCTGTGGAAAATGAAGGAAATATGACTTATGATCAGTGGTTTCAATTGGTTCGAGATTCACCTATTACTCGAGATCTATCTGACAGTCAAATCGATCAGAATCTACTTTTAATCACTGAATTTATGATAGAAGAACGTGATAATCATCGACCTGTAGATTCAAATAGACAATTAAAGCCACTTGGGGTGATTCAGAATATAGACAAATTTAGATACTCATATATCATAACTCCTTTGATTAAGGGGGATTATCCAAATTTTACTTCATTACTTGCTGATATTTCATCTGTTCAAGAAATGTGCAAGTATATGTCTATTGTTTTATTTGCGATTTATCAATTGTTAAATGTAGGTGTAAATCATAATGATTTACATTTTGGAAATATTCTGGTTCGAAATTTCCTTCCATACGATTTCGAGTCTAAAACATATCTACTTGTAACACCTGAAACAACCTTTATCGTTGTTTTACCTTATACGTTGGTACTTTTTGATTTTGATCGTTCTGTGGTAAAAAATAAGTATAATCCGTATTTAGAAGATTATGCGTTATACGGAAATTGTCCAAATTTTCATCCTAGAAGAGATGTGCTCAAAGTTATCTGTAATTTATATCGATTGAATAAATATATACATGATGCTAACTTGACAGTAGATCATTCAGAAATCATGAATTTTTTAAATTATATGCTTGAAAAGTTGATTTCAGATGAATATATTCGTGAAAGGATAAGAGACACTACAAATTGTTTTTTAGAAATGGATGATGATTTTGCTATTGGTTGTAGAGAAGAATATTTAGATCAAGGTGTTTCAAGTATTGGGAGAGCACTCGGTTTTTTCCTTCGTCATGCGAATTTTAAACAAGTTTCTACTCAAGACTTGATCGAGAATAATCCTATAGCTCTTGGTTTAGCAACAAAGAAATTGTCACGAGATTTTTCAGAAAGATTCACAAAAACTTATCCCAATCTAAACCGATTCGTAAAAGCAAATATTCAGTTCATTAAACCGTTTAAAGGGCAAAAAACTTTGGTAAAAAATATTCGAAATTTTATTGCACAGTCCATCCAATAATTCCACAAGCAATACGAGTAGATGCATTACCTGTGGTAGAGGATTCTGTTTTGAAGCGTTGAATCATTTCACCTTTACTTTTTATTGGATATCCAAGTGTTTTAGAAAGTTTGATGAGCTCTTCTTCAGACATATTTTCATAATATGTAAAGGTTCCTTTTTCATCATATATTCCAGATAAACCCAAGTCATCCATAAATTTGTGAATCACTACTGAGCGTCCAATGATATTTGTATTTCCATACAAAGCGAGTTGGTTAGTTTTGAAACAGTATATAAATTTGCCGTTAGCGTCGGTTTGAAAATTATTAAAAAGATCTCCTGCATGTCCCATTTGGGAATGTGAATGGATACGATTAGTTGGATTGAAATGAGCTCCTAAAGATTTACATCCTTCTGTCAAATCACCAAATTCATGAATATGAACGGCGTGTACGCTAAAGGGTTCAAATCCTTTTAAGGAAAAGAAAATTTCCAACGTAGAACCAGACTGAGTAAAATGAACTGTTCCAGAGATCCCGTTATTTACACGAGGATCAAAAAACGCAATAGCTTTCATGGATTTTATTTATTACATATAGCTTTTAAAAAATCTAAATGTAATAAATAAAAGATGTATCGAGCAATTGGTAATTGTACGTATGATCTGGATATTCCTCCACCTGTTCAAGTGGACACCCCTATGGAAATTATCATTTCGAATGATAACAAAGTTTATAATGTTAATTCACCCGAAGTGTGGGGGAATGCCCTATGGTTCACTTTACACCTAGGTTCTATCTCCGCTCCCGAACAGATTCCACCAGAGAAACGTGAAAAATACTGGGGTTTCATTGACGGTATCCCAGAAATGCTTGCGTGTAAGAAATGTGCTGTTCACGCCAGGGAATGGGTAGAAGCACATCGACCACAAAAGGATCAGATTTGTTCGAGTCGTCAGAATCTGGTCAAGTTTTATGTAGATATGCACAACTCGGTGAATCAAAGAAATGGGCAACCGATCATGTCAGTAGAAGAAGTATATCGTAAATTTTCGGGACCAGTCAAAATCAAGATATTTAATTATAACTAGTTTTTTTATCGACTTTAATAAATGAAACTCTTAAATGATAGTAAATTAATGGTCGATAAAAAAAGTTCGGTCTGGTATATTTTAGGTAAAGCGATTTTATTTAGTTCATTCCAATTTGCAATTGGATCAGTAGAAATGTCTAGTAAATTCAGTGTTAAGAATTTTTCAAAGGATCAAGAAACTCTCGATAATGCTGTATCAGCTTTGCGTGATTACTTGTTTATTGGATTATTTTGGAGTTTAGGTACGTGTTTAATTTTTCATGCCAATTACGGTATGAAGGGTGCGTTATTAAACTTGTTGTGTAACTTGTTGATTATTGCTTGGATTTACGTGAGCTATGTTTCGTCCTTTAACGACGCAGCTAAAAAATATAACTTGAAAGTTCCTTCTGTTTTTGATGAGAAATTAAGTTGGATTATTCATTAACAGGTTAAAAACGGATTAAACTTTTAATAAATGGCAGATCTGCAAAAATTTAACCAATTATTAAAAATAAGCGACTATACTGTATTAGAATATTTGTCCTACAATGGGTATTGTAATTTTGTAAAGGTGATTCATGTATCATCTGGAAAAATTTATTTTATCACAGTTTCTAAAAATTTCAGGTTGCGTATAACGGAAGACGTATCTAATCATTATGTTTTGACGAAAGAGGATCTAAGAACAAAGGAATTTACTTCTTCTGAACTTGCCGAACATTATCCAATGATTCAGTTACAGAATAATAGTGAGGAAGTTGTAGATAATATTTCAGACAAACTCAAAACCAGTTACAAACAACCGATTGCGCTTCACGTCTCGTCTGCATCTGATCAGATTGAACAAATCAAACGATTACGATATTGTTTCAAGATGTTGGAGTATAAATTAATTCTCCAAACCGACCAACACCTCATTTTTTTGAATCAAGAAAATGTTTTAGAAATTTACAAGATTGAAAATTACCCTCCTACTCAAACGCATACCTTCTATATTGCAGTGACACTAGAACAGTTCTATTCCAATGTAAATGTCATTCATAATACGGTGGATCAAGTTGAAAAGGAATTTTTTTCTATTCTAAATTTGAATCAAATCAAACACAATCAATATTTAAACACTAATCAAGTCAATTATTTTATGAATAATAATCAGCAACTTTTAGAAGTAAAGAAAAAATTGCATGAAACCTATCAAGAAATTTGTGAAATGATTGTAAAGGTTCAACTCAAGGAGACTCAATGCATAGATCGATTGTCTGAAATGAGAAACACAAATAGTCATAATGTTTTTCGAGACGCAGAACAATCTAGGAAACGAGAAGAACTGGAAAATAATTATAGACAAATTCGCACAACTAAACTTCAACTTCTCGATAAATTACTTAAACTCGATACAAAGATTAAGAACATGTATTTGGTTATCGATCAATTGGGATTTAATCTCTCATTGGCTTTTAACGAACTTCGAAATGAGTTGTATAAAATGTTGCTTTAGTTAAATTAAACTCAAAACTCCATGAATAAATCATCCATGGAGTTTTTCGCCTTTTCGCGGGAACATAGTAGTCGTGAAGACACTGAAAAATTTAAAATATTAACTGGACAAAAATATTGTAGATACAAACCCGAATATTGGTTTGCGTTTCACGATAAAAATAACACAATCATTGCCGAGTGTGAAGTTCATCTTTTCAACCCTTTCTGGTATTGTAATAAAATAAAAAAGCGATACGAAATAACAGACGTGTTTGTAAATCCAGCCTACCGTGGAAATGGATATTGTGGCTTACTTTTACTAAATGTTATGTATTATTTTGACCAACGTACATCTGATCCAGATCATTTGTCATTCTCTTTGTGGGCGCATCGTTCAAATCGTTCAGCACGTCGTGCATATCGCAAAATTTTTGGAGATGAATCAAGGATGGACTATCAATACACCGTTCATAAACTCATTCGTTTTTCCACGTAAATATTTTTTATTTATAGATAATAAATGGTGTCTCATAAGATATACTGCGTAAAATGCAGAAATAAAAAGATCTGCGACAATGTCAAGATGCAACGAGATCGAAGAGGAAAGCCAAGAATGTACGGAAAATGCAGAGCTTGCGGAGTTGAATGTTATCAATACGTCTCTGAACATATGGCTATGGGAATGAAGAAATCCAAGTCTCGATCTAAGTCTCGATCTAAGTCTCGATCTAAGTCTCGATCCAAGTCTCGATCCAAGTCTCGATCCAGAAGAAGATAAATTAAAAATTATTTTTACACGATACGTTTAAAAATACCTTGAAATCCGAAAATTGATTGCTTGAATAAATATCGTTGAGTCGAAAGGCTATTCTGGGTAAGTGTTCTTCTAGAGTTACTGGATTATACCACTTGATCAGATGTTTAGTTTCAATTCCGTTTCTTTCAAACACAAAAACAGACTGGAATATATCTTCATCTGACTGTATATTAGACTGAGATTTGATTCTAGAGTGTTTTGGATTAACGACAATCGAAACATCATCTTTGATGATGACTTGAAACCCTAGATCTTCAATACCTTGAACAAAGTCTAAATCTGTATCTTTCCAATAAAAATTGGGTTGAAATTCAAGATAAACCAATAAAAAATTAACCAATAATTCTTGACGAAGAATGGGATCAAGAATATATCCGTCAATTAAGTTTTCGAGTAGACGGCGGAAATTTCTCATTTTATTAATGGAAGGATTAATAAAATGAGAACGATCTTTATCAATGAAAAATTTAATAACTAAGTGTCTGGAAGGCAGGAGTGTTAAAGACTGTATTGAAGAAGACGTATGGAACGTCCAAAAAGATTGCAAAAAATAAGTGAAGAATAAGTTCCTTGTTATTTGTAGCTACGCGCAAAGCCATAAGAATACCAAAATACAATAAAATAATATCCATGATGACAATGGGAGCCCATATTAAGATCAGGTAAGGCCAATCTTCTTTGTTTGACCAACTCAACTCTTTTCCATTAAACATTTCGAACGGAGGGGACACATCTCTGTTTTTATCATGATATAGATACTTTGCTCCTACGGTTAATAGCATTTTATTAAAACAAAAATTATTTTTTAATCAATAATTACAATAATTATCGACAGGTGGATTAGATGGATCGTATAATCCTGCTTTGTGAGCGCGTTCAAGTAGAGATCTAAAGATAACTTTGTATTTTTCCGTGTGACCAACTTCATCGCAAAGTACGTGTGCAAGTTCATGAAGAATGACATAGATGAGCATGTTATCATCATAATACTGACCATTTTCATCTTTCGAACAGATATAGACGTGTTTTTTATTGATTGTAAAAGATTTATTGCTTCCTGCTATATCTACATTTCTAATTTCTGGAAAGACGATAGATAATCGATTTTTGATTTCATCCAACTTTGGGTCAGGATATTTCTCATAGTGATCAGTAATATTATAATCTGAAAACAAGTATAAAATCAAGCGAATAACCACAAAAATAGCAATGATATAGAATAATACTTTTCCATAGTCCATAGATGAGGAGTTTTTTTGTAAAGGTTGTGAAAAAGCTCGACTAGGTCGAGTAGAATATTGTTTCATCATTTATTAATGACTATAAAATTTTCTAACGGTTAAAACCATTAAATGGATTAAGTTTAAAAATTTGAAAGATAATAGAAATAAAAGATTATGTTTCCTCAGATTTCTTTATGTATTCCGACCTACAATCGATTTGATACTTTTTTAGAAAAAAATTTAAAATTGTATCTAGAAAATCCCTATATCAATGAAATCATTATTACAGATGAAGATGGAAAAGACATGGAAAAGATCCTAAAAATCTTCTCGTCTCCGAAAATACATGTTTATAAAAATGACACTGTTCTTGGAGCCTTTTTAAATAAAAGTCGAGCAGTTTCTCTCGCTAAAAACGATTGGGTTTGTTTAATGGATAGCGACAACTATGCTCCGCCTTCATATTTTGAAGCATGGAAAAAATATATTGAGCAATATGATTTAGACTCCAAAAAGGTATATATGCCGATTCAAACTTTCCAATCTGGGAGAAAAGGTTTTAACTATACCGAATTCAAGGAAATGGAATTAAATCACACAAATACGAATCAATACAGCTTGGATAAACTCAACACTATATTGAACACGGGAAATTATATTTTTCACAAGTCTAATTATTTAGAGTCGAATCAGTTTTTCCCTGAATTACACGCGTCGTGTCAATCTGTAGAAGTGATTTTGAGATGTGTGTTGTTATTATTGAATCGTTCAACATTTGTGGTCGTCCCTGAAATGACATATGAACATATTGTTCATAAAGGAAGTTATTTTATACAACATTCTAAACAATTCAAACAACATTATCAAACCGTCTTAGATATTTATCAAAATTTATCAAAATATCTACCACCCGAACCCAAACAAACAACTCTTAATCCATTTCAAATGACCTTGGAAGAGTGGCAAAAAAGACCTAAAATAGAAAAAGAAATTCTGTATAATTGTTCAGAATATACACATCTTAATGATGAATGGGTTCCTTTTCCAATTGGAATGGGTTGGACGATTATTCGACACAACAGGTTGATCGAACATTTTCATGAAGGAACACATCAACAATGGGTCTTGTGTGCGATCAATCCTAAAACAGATAAACGACGACGTCCTTCTCCACCCAATCGAACAAGTATTTTGAGTACATTACAACAAAATAATATCCACAATTTGAGTTTAAATCCTCAAGATTATTTTAAAAATTTATCAGAATATAAATTTGTTATTTCTCCAGAAGGAAATGGAATTGATTGTCATCGACATTATGAAGCGCTGATGGCAGGATGTATTCCCATAATAGAAGATCGTCCAAATATCAGAGAGAAATACAAAGGGTGTCCAATTTTATTCACAACAGATTACAGCGAGATAACAGAATCCTATTTATCTGAACAATACGAAAAGATGAGTAAAACCATCTATGATTTTTCTAGATTAATTTTACAGACTTATTCAGAAGAAGAACAAAATCAAATCAGGGATAATGGTAATTACTGGTCACAACGTTTATCTCGAAAAAGATGGTATTCCTAAAAAGCAGATTTGATATTTTTTGTAGTATCAAATCAAGTTGTTTTTAATATCCAGCGTAAATAAACACGTTTCCAATAAACAATGTGGGTTGCATATTGTTATGTGCAAGACCTCCTCCTGTGTTATTGATGGTGATACCAGTGGTTGAAGTACCAGATGTTTGGGTAACATTGACATTGTCTGCAGCACTTTCAGTCGAAAAGGCATTGTCTGTGTTTTGTACTTGAGGTTGATTCACATAAGAATGACTATGTCCAGGGTCGGTAACACCGTGGTTATGACTTGGCATTTCGTTCACAGTAAGGGTATGTGTTTCTGCTCCTACTGCATCGCCTATATTTCGAGCGCTTAGGCCACCTCCACCTGGACCCGCTGCACCCAGTACCCGTGATCGAGGATCTGGAAGGTTAAAGTTTGCTCCAGCTCCTCCGAAACTATATCCAATTACAGCGTGTAAAGCAGGATAATTGGCAACTTGGAGTTGTCGTCCATCACAGAGTAACCAATTATTATGATCTCCTCCTTGAGCAGAAAATTTAATATCTCCTACGACGACAGGATTGGGTTGGCGTACAACTTCTCGGGTTGTTGTATCGTATAACAAGTTATTAGATGCATAAGACGAACTGCTATTTAAACGAATAGGATGAATATAACATGCCGACGCTTGAGTGACTCCGGACATTGAGGAACCACTCGCGTTGAGTACGATACTGTTTACAGGTTGGTTGGTTTGACCCGCAAAATTTCCAATAGCAACGGCATTTTCACCTTGGTTTTCTTGTCCGGCTTGAAATCCGATGGCAACAGCGTTGGTTCCCTGGGTATTTTGTCCAGCTTGACGTCCGATCGCGATAGCATTATTATCTTGATTATACTGTCCAGCTTGACGTCCGATTGCAATTGCGTCATCATCTTGACTGGTTTGTCCAGCTTGATATCCGATTGCAATTGCGTAATCGTCTTGACTGTATTGTCCAGCTTGATATCCGATTGCAATTGCGTAATCGTCTTGACTGGTCTGTGCGGCTTGATATCCTAACGCGACCGTATATTCTTCTTGATTTCTTTGACCCGCTTGATACCCGATCGCGATTGCATAATCGTCTTGACTATAGTTTGCAGCTTCGTAACCGATTGCAATCGCGTATTGATCTTGACCACTTTGACCAGCTTTTGACCCAATGGCTATCGCGTGTTCCAATTGACCAGACTCTGCCGCTTCCGTTCCGATAGCGACTGCTCCTGTTCCTTGAGAGAGTTGTCCTGCTTCTACACCCAATGCAATAGCATGTTGTGATTGATTCGATTCACCAGCTCCTGCTCCGATGGCAATAGCTAAAGTGCTTTGATTGGTTCGACCCGCTGATTCACCAATAGCGATTGCACACTCACCTTGATTATAAAATCCTGCATGATCACCGATTGCGATTGCACAATCAGATTGAAACTCGGGGTATTCTATTGTACCTATAGCTATAGGATTCAAGTTGATTAATCCAAATCTAAGTTTACTTGCAAATCCCATCGTACTATCTACAAAAAATGCTTTGTTCATTTTTTATTCTTGATGATAAAAATGAAATTTTCTAATACATTTTCTAGAATCTTGTTTTGTTTAAAATTATTCAATAATTAAAGAAAGAGAAATGATTCAAGATATTGAAGTAAGACAACCATTACCCAAAACAAATAAATGTTGTTATCGAGAAGATTTATTTATTCAACCTGATAAGAGCATGACGACATTAAATTCAGATAATGTAAATAGTAGTGTTGAATTAGTTGATCCAAATGATGAGGGACGTAGATATTCTAATCATGCTTTGACAGGAACTGCTCATCCTCGAACAAAAATTGCACCAATCATTCCTGTTCGTCCGATCGACACAGGTGGTCCAACCAATACAGTATATTGGAGAGATGATCCGATGAGTGGATTAAGTATTATGAATAAACGTAGAAAACAATATCCCGGCCTAGCTGGTTATACCATATCTGAATTAACAGCACGCGATTATTTGAAATATCCTGATTTTAGAAATCCACTGGGAGATAATATCCGAGCGTCTCCTCTCGTTCAGACCATACAACCAGGTGTCTATACTCTTCCTACAACGTATGATCCAATTAATACCGATTTCAATATCGATGAAACAACCGAATTTGAACCTGTAAAACAAAATTATGAATGGGGAAATGTAGTTTTTACTCCTATCTCATCAAATGCTCCTCAACCTTCTCAGATTAAACCTCAGCAAGCTCAATCTCAACCTCAGCAAGCTCAATCTCAACCTCAGCAAGCTCAATCTCAACCTCAGCAAGCTCAATCTCAACCTCAGCAAGCTCAATCTCAACTGTCGCGTAAAGTTGTTGAAAATTACATGCCAGAAAGATCTTCTAAGAATGTTAATTCCACGAGTAGGTATCAAAATCAACCCGAACTTAAAGATGATGTATCTATTTATAACGTATTTGATCCTCGATTTAGTGGATACGGGTCAGACAATCGTTCATATTTAGAACCTATGTTAAAACAAACTCGGTATTATTATGATGATATCAATGCGATTCGTATGCCAAATTATATTGTTCGAAGTAAAATCGATAATTGTGTAACTGGGTTCGGAGATCAGTATGGTCCTATGAGAGTAGATCAACGAACTTTAGACGAAAATCGTCCTCTTGCAGAACAGGCTTATCTTGATAATAATTTAGCCTATCGAAACGATTTGATGGAATCATTGATGCGTAAACGCAATAGCGAAATCTGGCAAACTCGACAAGCTCCGAAATATACTAATCGACAAGGTTTGAAATAAAATGAATTATCATAATTGTCATTTGTTAAAAATCAAATGACAACTTTGACTACAAAACAACAAATCATTCTAGATCAATTTCTAGAAGAATTTAGAAAATGTAAATCAGAAGGTAAAAATATGTTGTATCAAATCAATGGTCCAGCTGGAACAGGTAAAACAGAGTTAACTCGACATATCATTGATAAATTATCAGATTATTCTACAATTGTTTGTGCTCCAACACATAAGGCCGCTCAAGTTCTTCAAGAAAGATTGAGAGATTACTGTGTTCCAATCACTACGTGTCATCAATTTCTAGGAGGAAAACCAATATATAACACAAAAGGTGAATCAAAATGGAGATTCAAAACGGAGACGATTGAACTTCCTGATTTATTGATTATTGATGAAGTCAGTATGATTAGTAGTGAGGTTTATCAACAGATTAAATGGTTGCTTCAACATAAAAATGCATGTATTCTTACTCTGGGTGATCGTTGTCAGCTTCCTCCTGTGTTAGAAGATGAAACATTGTTTTATAGTAATCATTCTGTCCAAGGAACATTAACCCAAAATATGAGAAATGAAAAACAAGAATATAACAAATTCCTAACCCGTCTTCGATATTTCATAGAATCTCCTAAACATATTCCCAATTTTAATATTCGACAATTACTAGAGTGGTTATCTAATTATACCAAGGTATATACGCTTCAATTTGGCTCATTCGATTTTGATTGTCTTCCACGAGAAATTGTTCGATCATTTAGTAAAGGTTCATCTTCAGTTTTACTTGCTCATCGAACAAATCCACGAAACAACACTGTTCAAAAATTAAATTTCTATATTCGAAATCAAATTTTTAAAGAAAAGGCAATTGAAACTTTTACAGAGAATGAACAGGTTATTTTTACAGATTATTATAGCACAGATGAAGAACAAATTTTTCATACTAATGATCGAGCAACTATTAAGCATATTACTACAACCAAGAGAAAATTTTATGACAAAGATTTTTTAGTGTATGATTTGGAATTGGATTATAACGAATCAAACGTTCATGTATATTATATTCACAAGTCTGATTACGAATCTTTTAGTGAATATCAAAAACAAGTTCGAAAAGAGATTGAAGACCAAGTGGATCGCATAGAATCTGTATGTAAATCTGAGTGCAACGGACGTTGTCATACTCATCGTAAAGAGATTGATGAATTATGGAAAGTTTATCATGAAGCAAAAAAGAAAATATGTTGTCCTATTGATTATGCCTACTGTTTAAGTATTCATAAAAGTCAAGGTTCTACTTATAATAATGTATATCTGTTTTTGAGTGATTTTATCTGGATGATGAATACCAAGTCTGGATTAGTTGAATTTTTTAAATTATTATACGTGGGAATGAGTCGTTCAAAAAATGAAACAGTTATATTTTAGTGTTGACACGGTTTTTAAATATGAATCAAAAAATTATTTATGATAATAAATACACAATGGATTTAAGTGGTTATGGAGACAATCTCGTATATCGAAGCAATGTCGCTTCGGCTGATCCCTATTATTATATTTCAGCTCAATTGGATTTGGCTGGAAAGGGTACAACAAACAATGTTTTTTATTTCAATAAAGACAATAACTATGAATATTTAAAGAACAAAAACTATAGCGGATTTCATAAAGTGGATTCGAATGCTGTGATTTCTGAAGTCACTTCTTTTTCATTATCTAATCTTGTATATTCAGGAGCAAATAGTACTTTAAGAGTCTCTGCTTCCAGTTTATTGGGTGTAGCACGTAATGGTTCCGATGTTGCGACCCTTTATCTCTCTGCTTCTCCTTCTTCATTTAATCTGTTCCAAGGAGATTACATTAATGTATCTGGTGTAACGAATGACGCAAATAGTTTTAACAATCTAGTTCCAGCTGAAGTCTTATCTGCCAGCAATGCAGTGAGTCGTGTGTTAGACGCAAATATCATTAGCGTCGCTCGTGCTGCAGGAGTAGCTACCATTACTCTTAGCGGAACACCTGCTAGTTTTAATTTGGCAAATGGTGATCTAATCACTATTTCAGGAATTACCAATGATTCAAACAGTTTCAATGGAACTGTAGTGATCGCTTCAGTATTAGGAAATACCTTTACATACTCAAACGCTGGTGGTGATATTCTTAACACTGCTGCTCTCGGTAGTTCCAAGCTTATTCAAACTCCTGCTTTTATTACATATGGTAGTGTTGGAGTATTAGTCGCTAATCAATTCGCAACAGGAGCGAATCGTAAAATCGAAACACCCCTTTTGGCATTAATCGGAGGTGCATATGCCCCTCTAAGCGGATCTGCTAATCTCGAATTATGGGCAGGACCATCTGGAAATCTCCCCGCTCCTTTGTCGTCGGTAGAATTAGGATATGCTCAGTCCTGTCTTTATGGTCAAGAACCTGATATGAACGCTAATCCTGTATTAGGTTCTCAGAAATATCTAGCTGTAAAAATGGTAGGTGGAACGAATTCAAATAAGATTGTTAGTGGAGTTTTGTCTGTTCTTATTAAAGTCTATCCCAAGTTTGGATAATCTTTGAAAATTTTTATTCATGATATTTTATTGAATAAAAATTTAATCCTGATGTTGAGTCAAAAAATGTTGAGTATGTGCAACAGAATCGTGTAAAATTTCGGTTATAAACTTTACGTAATCGTTTTCATAAATTTCTTCGTCTTGACCATTAAATGTCTTGATATTGATATCCATTGGATTATCCCAGTGATAAAAGCAACTTAGAAAAATGGGGTTGTAATTGATTAGATCCAACCATTTGGTTCGGTTAGGAATAAAAACTTTATGATATGGAATGATACATAACGAATTACTGTATCGATCTGGCCATATAACATAAGGATATTTGTTTTCAGATAGTAGAGTTTCAAGTGGAGATACCATTTGAATCACACCTCCTTTTTTTGCGAGGCGCATACATTCATTGATCATTGCAAATGGATTTTTAAAAAGTTGATCTTGACAGGCAATGAAATCAAAACTCTGATTACGAAAAGGCATTTCTGTAATTATTTTTTTATCATCATAATACACAGTGTCAACAGGAAAATTTAAATTTCGATGGGTCGCATTAAGCACATTTCGAATGGGTGAAATCGAATGTCGATTCATAAAATGTTTAAATATCAGCCTAGATTGAGGGATCATTTATTACACAGTGTTTCATTTTTTAAATCGATCTATGAAATTAATCTAAAAAAAATGCAATGAAAAAGAAATGCAACAAGATGATTCAATTGATATTCTTCAACTCGACCAAACGATTCAGATTGGTTTTACACCCGAATCATCAGAAAATTTGAATATTGATTTAAAGGACATAGAAATTAGTGAGCAACTGAAGCGTAAATTAGAACAACGCAAAGAATCTGAAACAATGAATTCTGATGATTTAAAGAATTTTTATCTCTTAGATACGGTCGAGATTATTCAAGAATATAAACATACATTACAAACACCTATAAAAATAAATTTTTTACATAATAAGACAACTCAAACTGAAGAACAAACAAATAAGAATCAGCTCATCCAACAATATATTGAAAAAGTCAAGGATTTTAATATCGTAGATTATTCTCATATCAAAAATGATACGAATTTAAATTTATCGCTAAAAAATAAAAAATGTTCTTATTGCAAGTCTTCTGAACTTACTGAATCTGCTGAATTCACAGGTATTATCATCTGTTTGAATTGTGGAACACAAGAAACAACTATGAACCTTGCAAATAGTATAAGACTCACTCATAATGACTCGAAACGTGTCAATATTTGTTCGAAATATTCTTATGATAAAAAATCTCATTTTCTAAACTGTATTAACCAATATCAGGGAAAACACAAGTCTGGAATTGACCAGATCACGATAGACCTCATTGAAAAAGAATTAGATAAATATAATCTAATCGATCACTCTAAAAAGACCAAGAAAGCTAAATATCGCAACGTTACCAAAGAACATATTTTCCTATTCGTAAAAGAACTTAAGCTCACCAAGTGTTATGGCGATGTGAATTTAATTCACCATCTGATCACTGGTTATCCTCTTAATGATATCAGTCATCTCACGGATAAATTACTTCAAGATTTCGATCAATTTGTGCAGATGCATTATAAAATTTTTCCTAATGAAACTGAACGTAAAAATTTCAACTATCAACAATTATTATACCAACTTCTCCTCAGACACAAATATACTTGTAATCCAGCGGAATTTAATTTTCTAAAAACAATCGACCGTAAATATTATCACGACGAGATTTGTAGAAAGATTTTTGAAAATCTTGGTTGGAACTATAGTTCATTATTTTAAATTGAATTATATAAAAACATCATACTGTTTTTATAAATGGTTAAACCCACGCAATCTTTTCCTGATGTGTATTCGGTTCCTGTCAAAATTCAAGCCAAAAAAGTAAATACAAATTATCGCTATCGACATTTTACACAAACCCATTTTACAGCGGGTGATGAAGAACAGTTTGAACAGTATCGCTACAAAACAGCTTGTGCTCCCTTTAAAATGTCTTCTGGTTCTGAAGACATTTCAATCTGGAATCAATATCAAGTTAACCCTCAGACTGTTCAACAAACATTTAGATATATATTTTACAAATTTAAAAAAGGTATTTTTATTCAAATTCGAAATGGTAAAGTAGTGAATTTCTCCCCTTTTAGTAATGCTTTTTTTGTAAATGAATGGTCAGACCGTATTCATATTCCTCCAGCTCTTCAAAACCAACCCAATATTTTACCTAAAACTAAATGGTATTCGAATAATGGTCTTTTTCGGTACGAATCTCCTTGTAATGAAACCGATACTGGAGCATGTCAAGTCAAACATATGTTTGAAGAATTGTGTAAAAACTATCCTATTCCTGATTTGGATTTTTTTGTGAATCGTCGAGACTTTCCGTTATTAAAAACAGACGGAACTGAACCGTATCATCATATCTGGGATTCTGAAAATCACCCTCTTGTTAGTCATCAATACGATAATTACGCGCCTATCTTATCCTCATGTACGCGTAAAGGTTTTGCAGATATTCCTATACCTACTATGGATGATTGGACTCGAGTGTGTTTCAAAGATAATATACATTTTGCCATGAACAAGAGAGTTATTTCAACTTCAGATTTATTTACTACTCCTTGGTATAAAAAGAGAGAACTTGCAGTTTTTAGGGGTAGTTCCACAGGAATCGGATATAATTCAGAAAATAATATGCGTATCCGACTTTGTGAGAAATTTCAAAATCATCCGTATTGTAATGTCGGTATCACCTCTTGGAGCAATCGTTATCGAAAATATCAAGGTGAATCTATTCTACGTGTTCCAGAATCTACTCTTACTCTTAGTGGATCGCTAAGTTTAGAAGAACAATCTACATACAAGTATATTATTCATATCGAAGGACACGTTCAAGCCTATCGATTGAGTATTGAATTAGCTATGCGATCGGTTATTTTACTTGTTGAATCCAATTATAAATTATGGTATCAAGATCGTCTCATACCTTGGATTCATTATGTTCCTGTTCAGTCCGATTTATCAGACCTAGATGAAAAAATTCAATGGTGTATAGAACACGACGAAGAATGTAAAAAAATAGCTGAGGAAGCACGTCTGTTTTATGATACTTGGTTGTCTAAGAATAGTTGCCTTGAATATTTGAAAAACGTTTTGTATAAGATGGCATATCAATGTGTTCGTAAAACGACTATTCATAGAGAAACATTGACTCAACGATATATTCAACAACATTATCTTCGAAAACAACCTAAAACAAAATATAAAATTCAAGAATTAGTATTAGATGAAGTTTTCACACAACAAGATCGACTACGACGTCGAACTTGTTTTCAAAATAACAATACTACTGTTATCGTCTATGATGATAAATTTATATACAAAAAGTCTAAATATACTTTCAAGTTTGACCATGAACAATTCATTGGTGTATTTTGTGTAAATCGAATTTTACGATCTATTCCAAATTTTGTTTATACTCTTCCCACTCAAAAGGTAAACCAAGGAATGTATTTAGAATATATTCCAGGAATTACGTTATTTGATTATATCAAGAGCGGACAATTTAGCCTTAATGAATGGATGTTTTATATGATTCAATCCCTATTAGCTATATCTGTTGCACAACGAATGTGTTTTTTTACACATCACGATCTATGTCCTTGGAATATTATTCTTAAGCCTTGTGATTCAGAACAGATCGTTGACTATCTTGTGGATATTAATCAACTTTATCGAGTCTATACAACTTGTGTTCCTGTGATCATCGATTACGACAAATCCCATGCAGTTTATGATCTTCAGAGTTTTAAACATTTTTTCGAATATCAACCTTATCAAGATGCACTATGTTTGTTAATCAGTAGTATATATAATATTATTCGTTATCAAAAACTAGCTCCATTGGATCAAAAAACTTTACTGTTTATCTTGAAACAGTCTATAATCGATCCGATATATTGTCCATCTCTAGATTCATTCGAGGATATAAAACACTTTTTAAACGAAGCACACAAGTATTCACATATTAGTTTTTCTAGCAAAGGAGAACTTGAAAACAGAACTCCACAATCGTTGATTCATTTATTGATGAGTCAATATAAACCCAATTACTCTTCTCAATCTAGAGTTCGTGCTATCAATAGTGTCCAGAAGACAACGAGTATTTTATATACCAATATTCATCGATGGAATACTCATCCAGTAAATCGAATCACACAGTGTCATCCATTTTTAACATTGTATCAAAAACAATTATTTGAAACAGACCCGTATGAGGAACCCGATCGCGATCCTATAACAATGGATCGATTAATCATTCCAAAATTCCAAAAACATTCTTCTTTACTCATTTATCCCTCAAAAACTTTAGAATTCTTAAACATTTTGTGTGAATTAGTGAGCCACGGAGGAAATCATCAACTACTGGATTCTGAAAAAAAAGCAATCCTTCCGCAAATCCAAAATTATTTAAAAGACCGATGGGAAATTTATCTGTATTCAAAGGTTCTGATAAATTTTAAATTATCAAGAAATATTTTGTAATTATAATAAATGAAAGATATTGTCGTAGCATTCGTTGGTGCCGCTTTAATTGGTGGATTACTCATGTCTAAAAAGGATATTGTAGAAAATTGGGGATTACTTCCTGCGAGATCCGTAAGTGTTGAAAAAGTTGTTCAAGTTGAAAATAAATGTGGCGGAGGAGCTCAACAAGCACTTGGAGCAGATGTTGTAGGATCTTCTAGTGATTTTTATACCGTCCCTCCTAATCTTCAATCTGCACTTGCCCCTCGATTTGCTAATGTTGGTATGGGAGCAAATATTATGTATAACTTACCAGAAAATCAGTATATGGCTGCACCAGCCAATTCTTTGACCTTTGGTCCAAGCAATATGGTCGATCAATCTAGAGCTGGATTACCTTCATGTAACCAAGGACAGATGGGAGGTTGTAGTAAAGAAAATTATGAAGATGAAAGATACGAACCTATTAGCCAATCTGCCAGAAATCCAGCTGCTCAACAAAAAGCTCAAGCGCTTGCTGATATGGGAATGATTAAAGCACGAAATCAACCCAATATGAGTGTAGATACTGAATGTGGTCCCGCTTCAGTAACAGTTTATGATCGATTAGTTTTTGCAAATCAAAAGTCTAGACTTTACGGACAAGGTGATCCTATTAGAGGAGATATTGGTTGCATTGTTCCTATTAAGGATGCTTGGTTTAGACCAAGTGTCCGACCAAATGTTGATTTGAGAGCTGGAGCCTTGTCGATCATGGGCGGAATTGAGAACGACACTGCGAGAGAACTTCGTGCCTTGCAAAATATCTACTCTGCTGGTGTTAGCAACGTTCAGAACGATGCCTATGCCAATACTGTCAATCCTAGTTTGGCTCAGAAGTCGATGAGTATTGAAGGTCCTTTCGCTGCTCAAAATGATATCAGTGTTACTGTTTTCCCTTAAAATGAGTAATCAAATTTTTTAGATCGAATTTATATTTTTTAAAAATATAAATTTTTAATACTTACGAGGAGATCCTTTACGAACCGAACCCTTACGAGGAGATCCTTTACGAACCGAACCCTTACGAGGAGATCCTTTACGAACCGAACCCTTACGAGGAGATCCTTTACGAACCGAACCCTTACGAGGAGATCGAATGTTCTTTGTCATTGAAATGGTAACAGGTTTGGAATACTTAGGGGTAAAACCTCTTATGACTATAGGTTGTTTTTCAGGTTGCTTACTTTTCTTTAACGCTCGTTTCAACTTTTCGAGTAGCATTTATTATCGTGAAGATTTTTTCTTTGAAGATCTTCTGGGTGCTGAACGATAAGACGGAAGAGATTTTTTAGGAGACATCGAGGGTAGGGTTTCCGACATTACGGGTTCAGAACGAACAGATTCTGAGGAACTCGGTAAATAAGGTTCTGGAGAATAAGGCTCAGATGAAGATGGTTCTTCTTTTTTGAAAAACCACACGTATATCAATGCAGCAATCAATACAGCAATGATCAACAATAATAATTTTGAAATTCCATCTAGTTCTCTGCCAAATAATTCAAAACCTTCGAAACGATCTACGTCATTAATCTTGATTTTTTCCTTCTTTTCAACGATATACATCTTTAATATTTATTATATAATACAAATTATTTTTGTTTCATTAAATCTGAAAATCCTCCTTTTAAAATTCGTTCTCCCCAGTTTCTTTGTGTAGTAGGAATGAGTGGATTGCCTTCCATTCCACCAGCTTTAGGTTTCTGGGGAAGATAATAATTTCTAGATGTTGGTTGATGTTGAGGATTATATCTACCTCTTTGAGATGAATTTACTGTAATTTCTCCTTTCAAAACTGGTTTATCGCGTAATTCTTGTTTTTCATGTAGAATATATTGTTTTCCGATTCCTTTGATATTAGATTGTGTGCTAGCTTGAACTCGAGCATTGGGTTGATATACAATGGTAGGATCAACAACTCGAACTTGAATATTTCGAGTTGGGTTAGACTGTGTTTGATAATGAATCAAATCTCCTTTTACTGCATCATCCGTATATTTTACAGATTGATTCGTGAAATCGTATTTACGAACATTCGTGTTAGCATTAGCTTTCAAATGATCTTGAATACTTTGGCCAACCGAAACAGGCACTGCTCGATCTACTTTTTGAATTTTTAATGTTTCCGCGTTCGCATGAAGTCGATCTTGAATATTCTGTCCAACGGCAACTTGAACTGGGCGACTAATATTTTTAGTCTTTTGAGCGTCAGCTGATATATAACGTTTGTCTTGCTGAATATTTTGTCCTACTGCTACTTCTACTGGTTTGCGAATATTCTGAATCTTATTTGTATATGTTTCAACTTGCACAAGATTATCTTTTACTGAACGATAATCTTTGGCTGTTCCAGGACATACCAATTTACGCTTAAAATCTGCTGTATATGCAACGGGTTCAATGGTAACGTTATTTCTAGGAAGTCTTGATAAAGGTAATAGGTTAACGGGACGTAGAATTGGAGGTCGGAATGCTCCATCTTTCATAACTCGATAAGGTAATTTAGCTTGTTGTCCACCGATATTATTTCCTCGATTACCTACTGAATTGCTATTATTGAATGATACTCCAACCATTACATTTTGGCCACGTGGATAAACTCGAATAGATTCAGCTACTCGATTTCCACTTTCTTGGATTTCTTGATCGATCATTGCTGTATCAAACACTTTGTCTATTCTTCGAGTAGTAATCGACCGAGGTGGGTCTCTAAGAATATTGTTATTTGTTCCCCAACTTTCTACTGAAGGAAGACTTGCTTTCCCATAGTTTGTAATACCCGAATACGAGATTGACATTTATTTTAAACACAAAAATTATATTATTAAAGTGTAAAATGGAAGAAACTGATCAAAACAAAATTGTGTCTGAACCTGTGTCTGAACCTGTGTCTGAACCTGTGTCTGAACCTGTGTCTGAACCTGTGTCTGAACCTGTGTCTGAACCTGTGAGATCGGAAGAGA